GTACAACCTACAGACTGTACTTGAGTCTTGAGGCATTTACGGATTCAACATACAGTATCGTATACAAGATCAAAAACATGACCACAGGAACAATAGCGGAAGGAACCATTACCCCCACAGCCAGCAGAGTTCCAACTAGAACTTCCGATATTATGGCTGCTATATTCGGTATAGGGCGACAGACAAATACCACTACAACTGCAATCAACATTTGGGTTGACTACATGGGTGTTCGCATTCGCAAACCCATAGCCCGTGAAATTCTTCTAGGAACATTCTGATGGCGCACGGAGTACGCAACATCAACGATCAGACCTTGTTTGCAACAGCGCAGACAAGACCTGTCACGCAGTTGGATTTTACGCAGTTCTCCGACTTCAACAACTACCAAACCTACACACTACCTGTTACTTCAGCAGGAACTGAAGGTGCAGGATTTGGTGTTGCTGCTTCTACCGCTACGATTGCATCAACCAACTCCACTACCACCACAGGACTTGGTGGATTGACTGGCCCTTCAAGTGTAATCAGCATTACAACCTCATCAACCATCAATAACTCGGATATTGGATCAGTTAACACCCATCAACTTCTTTTGCCAGGTTTGCCTGTTCCTGCTTCTGGGTTTGTGACAAAGTATGAGTTCGAAACTCGTATCCGTACTTTGGCTACAATTCACAGCGATTCTGTCCGTGGTACATTCCGTGCAGGATTCATGAATTTGACTTACATGAATACGGCGGGTGATCAGGGAAGTAGTGGTGTTTTCTTTCGTTATGCTCGCAGTTCAGTATTGACAGATACAAACTGGACAATTTTTTGGAAGAATCCGCTTTCGGGGTCGAACTCTACCTTTGATACGGGCGTTGCTGTTTCTGCGTCCACCACATATCGAATGTATCTGTCAACCGAAGTAAATTCCGCAGGCACATACACTACCACCTACAAGATACTGAACGAAAACACAGGAACCAAGACAGAGGGAACTGCATCTCCGAGTGCAACTGGACACAACACAGGTGAAGGATTCACTACTTACGGAATGGGTGCTGCTGTGGTGAACTGCAAGGCTGGTTTGGGGGAAACGACCACAACCACCACGGTTGCCCTCTATATTGATTACATGGGAGTGCGAGTTCGCAGACCCATCAGCCGTGAAATTCTCATAGGATCAATCTGATGTCATACGGAATAGACGCAACCAACGATCAAGCACTTGCTGGTATAGCATTGGCAGATAACCCAAATCAATTGGATACTACTATTTTCACGGACTGCACTCAAACACAAGCAACAGTTCCTCTTTTTCTTGATGGTGGCAATTACTATGTGAATACTGCAAATGGTGGTGCATTCGGAAACAATACCGCAATCATATTGAATGCATTTGGATACACAGGTAGTTCTGGTGTTATCAGTTTGCAAGCAGGAACTACGAACAATGCAACTGGGTATGCTTACGCTGGTACATCCTCCAATCTTTTGCCAGGAATGCCAGTTCCATCATCCACGGGATTGATTACCAAATACGAATACGAAACAGCAATCAGATTGCCCGCAGAAATACATTCAAATACTGTTCGTGGTACATATAGGCTAGGGTTTCAAAACAGCACAACCAATACAGCACCCACCCGTGGCGTGTTTTTTCAGTTTCTTTGCGATGGAACTACGACAGATACAACATGGAGTGTTGTCTTTGTTGGAGTTGGAGGAACTACCCGTGTCGATACGGGTGTCACGGTTTCAATCAATACAACATACAGACTGTATCTGTCAACAGAAGTGAACTCTGATGGAGTATTCACAACCAATTACAAGATCAAGAACATGACAACTGGTACTAACACAGAAGGAACTGCTTCTCCTAGTGCCAATACTCACTATCCAACTGCAAACACCGATTACATAGGATCGGTGACAATGAACAGCAAACAAGTAACTGCAACAACGACAAGTATTTTGCTGTATGTTGACTACATAGGTACGAGGATTCGTAGACCAGTTTCCCGAGAAATTCTAATAGCACCAGTATCATAACCATGCCAACACCAAGACCACTATCCGTAGTTAAGATTGCCGATCCCACCAGCGAACGGGCTTTGCTGTTTCAAATAGAAGACCGCGATAGATTCATTTATCATGGAGAGATCCCGAATGGTGACGGACGCTGCTTTGTGTTTGGATTGAACGATGCCAAGCGTATTGGATGGATGTATCCAGAAGATTTTGTGGAAGTAGAGTCTCAAGATTTTTAATTTGACTTGATTTAGTTTTATATTACCGCTGGAAATACTCTTGTAGTAACAGGCAGCGTTGCCATAAACGGCTACTTTGAGTAAAAGTATAAGCAATTTTCTAGTAATCCAAATTGACGCTATAGACTTTTAACATTCACTTTCTACTACAAATCACTTGCTTTGTTGGGGTAATCGGAGTATCATTCGCTCTAAATACCCTCACCCACTAACTAGGAGAAACACATGAGCGAACACGGACTTCCCACTTTGTACCAGGATTTCATCCATCTTTCGCGCTACAGCCGATGGATTGAATCGGAGAATCGCAGAGAGTCATGGGAAGAAACAGTTGCTCGGTACTTTGACTTCTTTGAGAAGCACCTTGGCAATAAGATCACCAAGGAGCAGCGCGAGGAGTTGGAGACAGCAGTCCTCAATCTTGAGGTCATGCCTTCCATGAGAGCATTGATGACTGCTGGTCCTGCTCTTGAGCGAGATCATGTTGCAGGATACAACTGCGCCTTCGTTGCAGTCAATCGCGTTCGTTCGTTTGATGAGATACTGTATGTTCTCATGTGCGGAACAGGCGTAGGCTTCAGCGTGGAAAATCATTTTGTGCAGAAGTTGCCAACAGTTGCAGAGGAGTTCTTCCCAAGCGATACCGTCATCGTTGTTGAAGATTCCAAGATCGGTTGGGCAAAGGCATACAAGGAATTGGTCAGTCTTCTCATCTCTGGTCAACTTCCAAAGTGGGATGTCTCCAAGGTTCGTCTTAAGGGCGCACGGCTGAAGACATTCGGCGGTCGTGCATCTGGTCCCGAACCACTTGTTGATCTTTTCAAGTTTACATCCGACACCTTCCAAAAGGCAAAGGGTCGCAAGTTGACATCTATTGAATGCCACGATATTGTCTGCAAGATCGCAGAGATCGTTGTTGTTGGTGGCGTTCGCCGTTCTGCTCTCATCAGTCTGTCGGATCTGAATGACGAGCGTATGCGTAATGCAAAGGTCGGTCAATGGTGGGTGATTGATCCCCAACGCGCACTCGCCAATAACTCTGCTGTCTATCAGGAGCGTCCTGAAATCGGAACATTCATGGACGAATGGGTATCGCTCTATAAGTCAAAGAGCGGTGAGCGTGGCATCTTTAATCGTGATGCATCCAAGCGTCAGGTTGAGAAGTTGGGTGATCGCCGTGATCCAAACTTTGACTTCGGAACCAATCCTTGCAGCGAAATCATCCTGCGTGACCGTGAATTCTGCAATCTATCCGAAGTTGTAGTTCGTCACGATGACACCCCCGATGATTTGGTTCGCAAGGTCAAACTTGCTGCCATCCTTGGCACATGGCAAGCCTCACTCACCAACTTCCGCTACATCTCAAGCGAATGGAAGAAGAACTGCGAGGAAGAGGCTCTGCTTGGTGTATCGTTGACAGGCATTCTTGACAATCCCTATCTTCGCAGCGAGAATGGATTGGAAGTTCTTCTTGGTCATATGAAGCAAGCAGCCGTTGAGACCAACGCAAAGTGGGCAAGGAAGTTGGGCATCAGTCCTGCTGCTGCCATCACCTGTGTCAAGCCAAGCGGTACGGTATCGCAGTTGGTAGATGCTGCAAGCGGCATCCATGCTCGTCACAACGAGTATTACATTCGCACCGTCCGTGCAGATCAGAAGGATCCAATCTGTCAGTTTATGATTGATCAGGGGATTCCCGCAGAGCCTTGCGTCATGCGTCCTGATCATACGATGGTATTCTCATTCCCAATGAAGTCACCCAAGGGTTCGCCCACTCGCAATGACATCACCGCGATTGAGCATCTTGAACTTTGGAAGATGTATCAAGACTTCTGGTGTGAACACAAGCCATCAGTTACCATCACCGTCCGCGAACACGAATGGTTGGAAGTCGGTGCATGGGTATACAAGCATATTGACAGTATCTCTGGCATCTCTTTCCTACCACACTCCGAACACTCCTACAAGCAAGCCCCATATCAGGATTGCACCAAGGAAGAATACGAGGCAATGATAGCGAAGATGCCAAAGAGTATTGATTGGTCGCTTCTTTCAAATTATGAGAAGGAAGATACCACAAAGGGAACGCAGACCTTTGCTTGCAGCGCAGGGGTATGCGAAGTAGTGGATCTAACTCAATCGTAAGGAGAAACCATGTTTACACCAGCACAGCAAACAGCGACAGAGAATTACAACGAAACCATCCTCATTCCAATTCTTCACAAGAAGGTAAATCAACTGACTGCTGACAACATTCTGTTGGAGGCGCAAGTTCAAATTCTTGAAAAGGAGAAGAATGTTTTACTAGAACAGATGAGCAATCAACCCGCTCCTCAAGTAGAAGTACTAAATACTCCTGCTTGAAGATCGCAGGAATAGATTACTCCCTCTGCTCACCAGCCATTACCGTTCATAGCGGTGATGGCTTTTCTCTTTCTCAATGCAAGTCGCATTACCTTACTGAAACCAAGAAACACGCAACTGTGTATACGGCTTCAGGATTGTATTGCAGAGGTTGGGATTATCCTGAATGGGAAGTCTATGAGTTTGGTAGAGGCGAAGATCGTTACGACAAGATTTCAAATTGGGCATTGGAACTTGTCAAGGATTGCGATCTTGTCTACATGGAAGACTACGCTCTTGGAGCCAAGGGTAAAGTCTTCAATCTTGGTGAGAATGGTGGATTGTTGAAATGGAAGATGTGGAAGGCAGGAGTTCCATTCCATCTTGTTGGTCCTACTGTTGTCAAGAAGTTTGCAAGTGGTAAGGGCAACGCCGATAAGGACAAGATGTATGATGCCTTTGTAAAAGAAACAGGGGCTAACCTCCAAAAAGAGATCAGCCCCGATTCCAAGAAAGTAGCGAGTCCCGTATCAGATATCGTGGACTCTTATTTCATCTGCAAGTACGGTTACAGTACTCTACTCCAAAACTGATTACGCTCACGCCGCTGCGCCCGTGCGCTCTCGGGCGCGTATGCCCACTCGGGCGTGTGCGCGTGTACACCCGCGTGTGCGCGTATGCGCGTGAGGCGTTCTGTCTCATAAGGAATTTCCTCATGGACATCCCCCTCTAGATCTTCAAATTCATCTTCTGGCTTGGTTCTTGGATCAGCGACCACGGTGGAACTTCTCCTTTGTCTCGTAGAAGAAATCATCTTCTTCAATATCGTGAGATACCAGACTATCTGACAAATTGCGATGATGCTTCAAATGCTTCTTCTGACTTGTTCTGCTATCGGCTCGTTCTAGTGGACGACCATCCCGATCAACATTACCTTGCTGACTCATGTCTTTACTACCTTTGTAGAAATTAAATTTGGAAATGCGAGATCAACAACCTCGCGGTCAATTCCTGGAATTTCTCCAGCAATCATCTGCTCTATAACTATTGCCTCCGTTGGATGGAGGGATTCTAATAGTTGAGTGAGTAGTTCGTTCTTACGCTTCTCTGCCACGGGATTCTCCTTGGTATACAAGTAGAACCTACGGTATTCAAGCATCAGCGTAGTATATGCCAATCCTTCGGGCGCAGGATCGGCGGTATATGGTGGTGCTTTTTCGCAATACCAAGTTACCTTTGGATCGTAAGCATATCGGAGGACTTCCTGCAATGCAGTTGTCGAATGAGCGCGAAGAACATTCGCCTTGTCCTTTGGAGTCTTCTGTTCAGCGACCTTGGTCAAAATTTCAGAGATCAGTAATTGCATGGTGTATGCTCCTTGTCCTACCTATTTAGTAGGTCACAAGGATTACTGTATCCTCATTTACCCGACCCTTTGCATCTTTTTCTGCCGTATTAGACTGACCAAATGCATTTTTTACAGAACGAATGCCGCCTTCCTCGCGGATAGCCTTGAGGAGGGGTTCGGGCTTGCGAAGTTTCTTGGACTTGGACTTTGAAGAATCAAATCCAATAATCGTAGTTCCCTTCACAGAAAGTCCCTCGCGGGTCTCTGCTTCAAGGATGGTACAAACTCGGGTCTTGGTATTGAACAAGACAGCCTTCTCTGCACCAATGATCCGATAAGGAGCAACGGACTTGATCTTCCAAGTCGTGTCTTCCTTCTTATACTTCAGGCTCTTGACTGCCTTGACGGGATCCTTGGGCTTACGGCGGCGAGGCGCACGAAGTTTCTTTGAGACTTCAACCTGATGCTGACACGCGATGATGAGACAGTTGAGCCACTTCAAGTATTCCTTGAGTTGCTTCTTGCTGTAGATGGAGTATCCCTCCTTCAACTGCTCGTCTGCCTTGCCCTCAAGCACAGTCTCAATCGGATCAATCCTGCGCTTGAACCATTCAGCGACTCGGCTAGCCTGAACACCACGAATGTTCTTGCTCTTGATGTAATCTTCAATATCCTTGCAGCCCTTGTATTCGGTTGTCTTACCGACAAAGAACGCATCTTCAAGTTGCTCAAGTTCAGCGATCAAATTTGAAACTTGTTCGCGGATACGATCTTGAATATTGGGAACTGCATCCGCCTTTTCTTCCTCACGGATGGTCAGCCCCTTGGCTACAAGATATCGGACTCCACGCAGGAGCCTCTCCTTGCGGACTTCAGGAACAGGCGCACCTAGCGTCACAAGCCGCGCCAATGCCCCTAGATTGCATCCTGGTTCGTTCGGAGCCACTTCATCGGCATCTACCGATACTCGCCCCGTGCGACCGTATGACTTGATCTGTGCGTCCGTAAACTTATGGGACTTCATAAATTCAAAAATCCAACGGCGGCGGTCATCCTCACTCGCCATATGGTGATACCAATTCTCTGCCCTAGCAAGAGCGCAGGACTGTTCAATTGAATCTTTAGAAATGTCTGTCCATTGAGGCTCTAGACCCCAATGGGCTTTCTCTGAATTGATTGCCATACGCTCTATCTTATCATAAGAGATTTTTCTGTCAAGGGGGTTGACAAAAGAATCTGCATGGGTTATACTCATCCCAACGCGCCGAAGACACTCCAAGCGTTTGGAGTCGGCGTGTAAATCCTCATAAGAGGTATATTGTAATGTCAGAGAAGTTGGAAAGCAAGCCGCGCCCGAAGCCACAGAAGGTGTTCGTGCAGTCACTCAATAAGGTCGGTCAGGTCAAGCGTGTGGAGCGCGATCCCGTGTGGGGTTCACAGTTCCTTGTCAGCGTGTACTCCCCTGAATGGATCGGGGACACCGCTCCCTATGAACACTTTTGGGTCAAGGAGTCCGATGTCTTCCCCGTGAAGGAGGACAACTGATGTCAATCATTGATCTCATGGAAATGGAGATTGAACTCCTCGCATTGGATCCCGCCGATCCTTCCAATTACGATCCCATCTCAGAAGACGAGGATGACGATTGGGATGATGACGATGACTTTGAAGATGACGAAGAGTCTGAAGATTCTGATTCCGATGAAGAGTCCGATGAGGACGATGATTGGGATGACGAAGACGAAGAGTTTGAAGATTCCGATTCCGATGAAGAGTCCGATGAGGACGATGATTGGGATGACGAAGACGATGCGTTTTAATTAAACTCCACCTTGGCAACGGTGATCGACCACCGTCCTTTTGGCCCTATCGTCTAGTTGGTCTAGGACACTCCCCTTTCACGGGAATAACAAGGGTTCAAATCCCTTTAGGGTCACTTTCTGTTACAATCAAACACATGAACATTTTTTACCTAGATCCCGATCCAAGCAAGTGCGCCCGTATGCACAACGACAAGCATACGGTAAAGATGATTCTTGAATACACGCAACTACTGTCTACTGCACATCGTCTTCTTGATGGCAAGCAGTCTGTTGTCGTTGTCAACAATCGTAAACTCAAGCGTTGGTCTTTAGAAGATCCGCGCATGAATGCAAGTCTATTCCTTGCATCGCATATCAATCATCCTTCTGCTGTATGGGCGCGAGAATCTGAAGATCAGTATCTTTGGCTCTACCAATTGCTCACGCATCTATGCAAGGAATACACGCATCGCTACGGCAAGACTCATGCTGTAGTGAATCGTTGTTGGCAAGAACTACGCAATCCTCCCTTGAATCTCAAGGGCAAGAAGGGGTTCCGCGAACCGCCTCAAGCAATGCCCGATGAATACAAGGTTGTAGGCGATTCTGTAACTGCATACAAGAAGTATTACATTGGTGGCAAGGCAAAGTTAGGCAAGTGGACGAATCGTCCTACTCCTGATTGGTGGCTCCTAAATACTGTACCCGACAAGGAGGTGCAGAATGCCGTTCTATGATTATAAATGTGGGGGATGTGGGCATACCTTTGATGAGATGCTTCGTATTGCCGATATGGAGAAGCCAACAAAGAAGAAGTGTCCTTCCTGCGGTAAGAAAAAGGTTGAGATCGTTGTGGGTGCGGCTTCTGTTGTGGATTCCGTTCGCATCGGAACCACAAAGCCCGATAAGGGTTGGCAGGAAGTTTTGGCAAAAGTAAAACAACATCATCCGCGAAACAGTATGAAGCAAAGTAGCCGTCACGATTGGATGCACTAAATGATTTTTTCAAGACTACGATCAATTGAAATCCCTGAACTTGGAAGATTCTATCAGTCTCCCACATCGGGTGAATGGTATCCCTCGGTGACTACGGTCACAGGATTTGAGAAGAAGGAATTTTGGGCAAAGTGGCGAAGCGATCCAAAGAACTTGGAGATCTCGCAGCAAGCCATTTCCCGTGGAAACAAACTCCACGAAATCACGGAAGCCTACCTCAAGGGTGAACATGAAGCCGTCAAGTCTGCACCGCTTGGCGACAAGACTCTCTTCATGCTTATTAAGAAGCATCTTGACAAGATTACCAATATCCACGGTCAAGAGGAATCGCTGTGGTCGGATACCCTGCGCCTAGCGGGACGGTTTGACTGTATCGCAGACTACGATGGCGAGATTTCGATCATTGACTTCAAGTCATCTCGCAAGGAGAAGCGCAAGTCTGATATTCAAAACTACTTCCAACAGGCGTGTGCGTATGCCCATATGTGGCTTGAGCGCACAGGTCAGAAGAAGTTGCCACAAACAGTCATCCTTGTTGCTTGTGATAGTGGCGTAGATCAGGAGTTTATTGAGGACTCAAAGAATGCCCGTGAGGGGCTGAAGAAGTCTATTGAACTCTATTGGTCAAAGAACAACTTTGAAGAACTACAGGAGCAAATTAAGAATGAACTGGCTAAAGAAACTAGTATTGTGGGTTAAGGGACTATTTACCAAGAAGGACGAGAATGTCGTTGACATGGACAAGGACACTCGTTATCATTGCGTCCGCATCTTCCGCAAGGAGGGGGACGAGATTGTCATGCTCCTATCCGAAGAAGAGATTGAACGGGGCATTAGCCGTGCTGTTCAAGAAATTGGTGTAATCCCCTATACGGAGTAAGCATGGGTTCAATTGTAAATCTCACTCAAGACTTCTCAAAAGAAGTTGAGGATTTCGTCAAGATTCAGAAGGAGCCATCCTATCTTGATGCTGTTATTCACATCTGCGAAAAGCACGGG